AAGCTCCAGTGCCAGCTGCTGATTCTAAAGTCATATTACCTGCCCCTCCAAGAGTTTGAGCAGCTGCCACACTTGTCGTTGAGGCTGCTGCTGGTTTAAAGGTTTTAACTTGTAGTTGTAAACCCATAATTTATCTCCTTAATATACTGAGTATTCTATTTCAAGAGTGCCACGAAAAGCTGTCAAAGCTGTATCACAAGCGTCACCAGCACACATATATAAATTTTTACTTGCAATGGGTGCACTAATATTTGGTGCAAATACGTGAAAGTTACCAGCAGTATCATCTAAATTTATATCAACCTCTGTTACTGAATCAGTAGCAGATATTCTTGGATTAAATGAAGCTACACCTGCTCCAACTATTTCTGTTCCAGAAGAGATGGCAGTATTAGTAGCTGTTCCTGATGTTGCACTTAATTGTAAATTTGCTAAAGAATTAGCATCACTAGCAGCAGCAGTAGTAATACCTAAAACTACTTTATGTATAAAGAATTTACTTGCTGTTACTAAAGCATCTGGATGATCTGTATTTAATTCACCAAGTTCTACAAGAACGTCATTATCTGTATAAGTAACAGAAGCAGCATTAGTTCCTGCTAGAGTTATAGCAAAAGTTTGTATTTTTCTATTGCCTAATGATATTAGTTGTCCAGTTGAATTTACTGAAAAACCAGTTTGAGTTATAGCACCTGTAGCACTATTTTCGTTTATTGTTTGAAATCCACCCTTTGAACGGACTGGACCTGAAAAAGTTGTGTTTGCCATTTTAGCTCCTAGTTTAAAGATATAGTCCTCTAGGGGGTCTGCCAAGCCAGTCTATATCAGTTAATAATTCTTGGTAATTACAGTATACATAAAAAAAGGGGACTATGTAAGTCCCCTCATACACCTTTTAGGGAGTGGTGTTTTTATTATGCAGCTCCAGGAGAGCCAAAGATACCTCTTGGATCAGAGAAACCAAAAGAATATCTTTCCCTTGCTTTAAATCTTACATTTCCTGTATCGAAGTCACCTTCAATAGCAGTTTTGATTGGGCTTCTTACGAACATTTTTAATCCGTTAGGAGCGTCAGTCATAATGAAGAAAGCATCAGTATCAGTCAAGAAATGATTTATTCTATAACCTTGTGGGATCATTCCCATTGAAGCCATAGCGTTAATATCATTATCAGCTGTACCGACTCTTTGTGGAGACTTCATAATTCTTTCAGCAGTAAATTGTAATTCTTTTGGAATTATTAACTTTACGCCTTGTAATGAAATCTTTAAACCTCTCTCATCAGTCATCGCAGCGATGTCAATTAATGACTGCTCTAATGATGTTTCAGATAAGTCAGCAGCTGTTGCTAATTCATTTGCCATTGTACCACCACTTAATAATGGATGAGCGTCAGAACATAATTCTACACCATCACCACCTTTAAATGATGAATTGAATGCGTTGTTAAGAACATTTGCAGCTTTTACTTGCTTAGTATTTGACATACTTCTTGCTAAAGCTCTAGTGTATCTTGCAGCCAATCTGTCATACAAATTATCTTCGATTGCTTCTTCAGTAATCGCAAAAGCCATAGCGATGGTCTCATGTGTATACCTTGCAGTAAAAGATTCATTTGCATCATCAAATTGAACAGCTCCACCCTCTGCTTTCACAGGAGCAGATCCAAAACCACTTAACATTACTTCTTCTTCAAAAGCTCTGTCAGATGCTTCAGTTTCAAAAATTTCTGCATGTTCATTTTCGTACCTGTTATATTCCAAACCGAAAAGTGCGTTCAAGCCTGGTTCTAACTCTTTAACTAGTTGGGTTCTTGATATTGCCATAAATTAATCTCCTATATACCAGTTGTAAGCGATGTAGTCTCAGAATCATATCTTGACGCATTCGCATTAAAATGAGCATTAATCCTAACAATATAAGGTATACCTGCTACAGTAAAATCAGAGTTTTCAGGATCTTCTTGAATACCAACGATTCTTAAAGTGTGTGTAGCGGTCGTTGCTGCTGTACTTGTATCAAGAACACCAGTAGATATACCAGTTGTATTATTACCTGCATTTGCATTTACCATTTCAGCGTTAGCAAAAATATTAGCTCTGTGAAGAGCCTCAGTATTTGTGCTACCATCTAAATCAGATGCAACTACAAACAATTGATTAGGATCATCATAAACAAAAGCCTTTACTGGGTGATTTGAATCAGCTCCAGATCCAGGCCAGTTATTAGAGAAAATCTTTTCTCCAGTGGTACTAGATACATACTCACAACCATAAAAAACTCCAAGAATAGCTACGCCATCAGATCCACCAGTAGTGTCCCCTACGATGTCAATGACTCCTGCTGTTAAAGGTTTAACAGGCGACCCTTGGTAAATTCTATTGGAGTTGTCAGAGGCTATTCTGTATTCTGTAGTACCAGTACTATTATAGTTTGATCCCAATTTGTTAAGAGGTCTCAAACCAAAAGCTACGTTACTATTAGCCATAATTTTTTCCTTTTTTTAAATTAACAATTAACTCCCTTTACGAGAGCCTCCAAAACTTACCCTTGACTGTCTGTCAATATTGACAGGCATCTCAGGACGTTGTTCCCTTAGAATATCGTTATCAACGGCTTTAACTTGATCAGAAGTAATGCTTTGAAAATACTTCTTGCGTTGTTCGATTATTTCTTCAGGTATCCTTGCCAACACAAGGCCACCAACCCCAATTAACCCCTGATATTGACCTTGTTGTATCACTGGATAATCATGATCTCCAAGCTGATTTTTAACTTCTTCAGCTCTAACGAACTCCCAGCCTTCTCTTAATTTTTTAGATACATTACCTGTATCCATGTAACCAAGACTTTCGGTTCTTATCCAACGATGCTTAAAGCCCTGTGGTGCAGGGGGTGCATCCAGACTTGATGGTGGAGTCCAAGGTTTGTTTCGTACTTCTTTTGTTTCACTTGAACTGCGTGAGGTTCTTGCTTTATTATTCATATTTTTACTCCTTCACGAATTTAGCGTATTCTTCTAATGGCACCCCTAGTTTTTTAGCTATCGCTACTTGTGATCGGGTGAGAGTCACTTTTCTGCGTCCTTCTTGTTTACGCCCCGCTGAGGCAACCGTCTGGACGGGTTTTTTTTCTGCCGAAAACTTCTGAGGAAAATACTCAGTGAGTTTTCTGTCTATCTCATTGTAATACTCATCGGACTCTGAGTCAAACCCCTGACTCACTAAATCTTCATGAATCCCATATGCAGCATTAGTCATGACTTTGTCTTTACCAAACCATTGATTTTTATCTGCCCAGCTTTTTGCTCTTTCACTAGGCTCTGGTCTTTTTGGTTGTGGTTGTTCAACAGGTTGTTTTACTTCCTGTTCCTTTTGTTTCTTTTGTTGTTCCTTTTGTGCTGTTTGTAATCTTGCTTTTTCTTTTTCTACTGCTAATTGTGTTAACTTATCATTAGCTTCCATAATTTTATCTGAATCTTGCTCTTCAATAGCTTTCTTTAAAACATTTTTTACTTGCTCTCTTTGACTATCTACTCTTGCTTCATATTCTTTTAAATAATTGTCATCAGATGTTGTAAATTTTTGTTCAGCGTCTTGATATTTCTTTTGTAAACCTTTTGCATAATCCAAAGCAGCTTTTTCTCTTCTTTCTGCTTCTCGCATTTTTCTTGTAAGTCCATCTATTCTTTTTTGAACTTTATTAGACATTGACTGAAGATCATCACCTTCTTCTTTGACTTCAGGTTCTGTTTTTTCTATCTCTGCTTTTGTATCTTTTTTGACAGGATCTGAATATCCTAAATCAACTTCTTCAAGAACAGGTTTCTCTTCTTCTTTTGTTGCATTTGATACTTCTAATGTTTCTTCTTTAACATCATCAATATCTAATTCTATTTGTTCGTTTGTATTAGCCATGTTATCTCCTTAAAATAATGCCAGAATGTCTTCTGGTTTTTTTATTGTTCCAATAATCTCATCATCATTTAAAATTCTATGCTCACCAAATTTAGTTTTAAATCTAGCTCCAGCATATCTACCATAAATAACAAATTGTCCTTCTTTGCACCAAGGCCCATCTGGAAATTTTTCTTTGTCTTTATAACAAAGGTCACCCATTTTAACTACAAGTCCAACAACAGTTGTCATTTGGATATTCTCTTGTGTTTTATCAGATAAATATACACCACCTTCTGTTTTGTTATTTCCAGAGTATGGTCTTACTAGTAATCTGTATCCGACTGGATTAGGTATTATTTTAAGATATTCTTCGGTTTGTTTTGCACCTTTTGGTACAAGTATTTTTTCTTCACTTTGTAAATAGCGTTTAGGTTTTATTAAAGTCATCTAAATCGTTCTCCTTTTTAAGCAGGTCATTAAGATCCCGTAGCAATGCTTCATAAGCACTGAGTTTTCCTTTAGCATACTGCAACTTTTCAATTGTGTCTATACTGTAACATATATCTTCTTTTACATCTTCCAACTTTTTTCTGATAATACGTCTAAATTGTTGAATGGTTTCTATATCAAGCATATATTCTTAAATCACTTTTTGGACCAAGTTTCTTTCTATGACGCAACGCTTTTGTTTTGTATCTACGTTTAATTTTCTTGGTTTCAAGTTTGACAAAATGGTTAATTCTTTTCGCCATATTAATAAGTAATAAAAGCTAAAAAAAACATTGTAATGATAACATAAATTACAAAATAAACTGTTAATCTATCATCATCTTTCATTTTTTCATATTCTCTCTAGCAATTCCTTTTGACTTCTCGAAGGATCTCATCGCTCCGAGTCCTAGAAGGCTCATAACCAGCGTGACGAGCCCCTCCATTTCCAAACTTGGTGGCATCAAATCAGGATTAAACATACTAGCAAACCAATTTAAAATCGGTCCTATGAAAAACTGCCATAGTAACCCCAAACAACAGACCCACATTATTGCGGGGCGGGCTCCGCTTACAAACAAACTAGGATGTTTAGCTTGTTCCTTGTTTACTTCTATTTGTCCTTTTGCTAATTCTTGAGCATGCTTTTCTGCTAAAGTAGATAGCTTATAAGCTATCTCATTTTTTTTATCTTTATCTTCAATAAATTTTCCAAGCAGTTTAGTTGCTGGACCTATTAGTGCTGTTAATGCCATTTTTTTTATCCTTTTCCTTTCTATCCCAACATAGTTGACAATAAAATTTAAACTTTTCATAATCTACGGCAGGGTTTTTACAAAAGCTACATTTTTTGTGAGATATCGCTAACTTCCATGCTTTATCAAAGGTTCTCATTATTTCTCTTGTAAATAAGTTTGCGTTCACCCTCTCGTATTTTATAAAAACCTAATTTACTTAAAGACCAATCAATTGTCTTTGTATTATATGTTTTGTAATCATCTAAAATAATTAAACTTTCATCTTCCATACATCTCATAAAAAAATTAATCTCGTGATTAACTGCATTAGTAGTATGAGGTCCATCTAAATGCACTACTGAATATGTATCTTTCATATACACTTGTCCATCAATACTTATGGGATAACCATTTTTCATCGTTTCAAAAAAATAAGTATCTGGAAATTCAAAGAAAGCAAACTCTTTATACTTTACTAAATCATACAGTGTTTCCACTTTCATATTATCTGTATAATCTGCTGTGTATGGAGGTCTGTCATCATAGTGTTGATAATTTAAATTGCCATAAGGATCAACAGCTATATGTCTATAATACTCTGCACCTTTAGCGATCACAGCGTCCATAATAGTTTTAGAACCTAGTCCTCTACGTAAACCTATTTCACAGGTTAATACTACAGAAGGTAATTTTAATTTTTGTATTTCTTCTGTAATAAATTCGTATTCTGTAGAGTCACCTGCAATCATTTAACACCAATAAATTTTTTCCCTTTTACTTGTATATTACTTATACCTTTAATATCACTTTTTACACCATTTTCTCGATAAGGACAACCTAAATTTGAAAGAGCTCCAATTTGAAACCCTTCTATTTTATCATGTAACTCTTTTACTTTAGCTTTACTTACTACAGACATTTTACCATTTTTAAAATAATCTATTTTCATCCCTTGTGAGTCTGGACCTTTATTAGGTGGTGAACCAAAACGCTTACCCGCCACTTCTACCTCCTTTGATTATGTCATTTGCTACTTTTGTAGCTGCAATCTTTGTTTTATCATCAGCAACACGAATTCTTTCCTTAGCTTGTGCTTCCTG